GTTTGCGCCCTGATCCAAGCCGATGACAAGCTCAACGGCATGGCCAGTAGCCAACGAACCACCAAGATCACTGGTGAAGTAGGTCTGATACTCCTGATTATCGCCAAACTCAAAGACATCGTGCAGGTTCACGCCGAAGATACGGGTGAGTGCAGGACCATCATCACTGGACTGGTAAATTTCTCGTCGAGAAACTTCGTCCAACTGATCGACACCCCAGTTACGGATATCTTCAATGGCTTCAGGCGAACAGTAAAGGTCGGTCAGACGACCGGGGCGGAAACGCTGTTGCCACCACCATTACGACGCATGACAGTCTTCATGAGACTGATCAAGCGCTTAGTAAACTGACCAGCGGCTGCGTCAGCATCGTAAACCAAGACGTTACGATCAACAGCTGCGGCCAACAATGTGTGCCATCCATCATCGTTAATCTTTTTGACAAACGAGGATTCAAGCACTTGCATGGCACGAGCAACTACGTTCCAGTTAGCCTCACGAGCATACTTCAGCAAGAAGTCAATCGAGCTGGAAATGCCGTAAGTATTAATCATAACGTAGTCACCTTCGACGTGTCGCTCAGGAATTCGGCCATTGCCGGGATTCGTGTAAGCAACGTGGTCCGTCTCGGTGCCGGGAGCCAAGAGATCCAATGGAAATTCGGGCGTAGCGCCGGGTTCCAAGGGCATGGCTTCATAAATTGAAGTTACGATATCGCCAAACAAAACACCTTTTCTAATCGGTGCTTCGAGAGCCTTGGCGATCTCTCGTTGGGCTGCAACAGCAACCATCTTATCAGAACTGCCCGATTGCTTGAGTAACTCAATAAATTCGGGTGTTGGTCTATTTTTCATGGACATGTTGTTGTCTCCTTTATTGGGTTATACGTTCGTGTTAGGAAGGTCGATGTACACTTTAGCGTATCCATCTTCATCAACGTCAGACAAGAAACGACCCACAATACGGTCATGTGAATCCAGATCGTCTGCGATAATATCCGAAGCCGCAATGTTGCCACTATGGGCTACATACGCCAAATCGCCACCATTGGGATCTGTTCCTTCCAGATTGTTAGTTACGACAAAACCCTTTTGGAGAAGGGTAACCTTACCGCCCTTTTGCACTTCATCCTTATGCTGATTAAGGTGCTGACGTGTCAAGTCGATGTTTACCATGTCATTCAACAACAGTCCAACCGGAAGCTGCCCAGATGCTGAAGCTGCATAGGTAACGAGCGCGGCGCCGTTATCCATTGACGCTCCCGAACCAGCGGTGCTTTGACAAACAACACCACCCCTAGTAGCCGCTTCGTTCATAAAGAACGAAATGTCAGTTTGTAATGTGCTTCTATCAGATTTAAGAGCCATTATGAAATCTCCTTTGTTAAAAAATACTTAGTTGTCTTCTTTTGGTGCGTACTGTAGAACGGAACCAAGCCATTCGCTAGCAACGGATCGCAGCGATTCAGCAGGATCTTCAGATCCAACTGCTTCTGCAATAGCTACTTCTTGCGACTCTTCAGCCGACTCAAGCACTTCTTCGCTAGCTTCGGCTACGTCTTGTTCCTCTTCAAGCTCAGCCTGAGCTGGCTCTTCTTGACACTCCTCTACGGGCTGTTCATCATTGCTAATGATAGCCTTTTTCTTCATGATGACCGCAACAATACGATCAAAAGTGTCCTCGTCAACTGCTTCGAACTCTTCTACAGTTGCAATAGCCTCTTCTGCATCAAAACCAGCTTCTTCAAGCTTGGCCTTGCGTTGCAGCATGGCTTCCTTCTTCTGCATAACGGCAATTGCCTCTTCCTGTTCTTTCAGCTTAGCATCTTTAGCTTCAAGAGCTTCAGCGTGTTGCTCTGCTGCTTCCACCAATGTTTGATTGGCTTCTAGCTGCTCTTTAATTTGATCGCTCTGCTCAGCAAGCGTAGATTCAAGCTCTTCGATTTTGCTAGCAAATTCAGCCTTTTGCTCATTGATTACCCTTTCTTTGAGGGCGTCATTGGATGCCTTAGCTTCAGCTAATTCAGCCTTCAGATCCGCGATCTGTTGTTCATGGTTGTCAGACATATTATTCTCCTTGATTGAAGATACTGTTAAAACTTGTGACTCTGTTTCATCGAAAAATTCACTTCCTTCCAATATTACACTACGGGGGTTTGCAGGCTTAGAAACCAAGCCTTTACCAGAGAACGATAAGTTTCTCAGTAACCTGCCAACGCTATAGTCTTGATATTTTCCACTCCCACCATACGATCTTAAGTGTTTAGTTAAAAACGCAGAAGCTTCGTTTCTGGGAATGACGCTCGTGGTTCCATCTTCTTTTGCTAAAGCGTAGTCAAAATCAGGGAACAAGCACTCCATTGAAACGAACCATTTGCCGTCTTCTATTTCCTCTACGATATTACTCATCCTTTGTCTCTGATCTGGATCACTCCACTCAGTATAAATAACGGCAGTGGTTAAAATATTGAACTGACCGGGCGAATTCTCGTTAACATCTTCTAGTTCGGCACCAGCAAAGTCAACAACCTTATTGCCAGTAATGTGACCAATGATGTCTTTTTCATTATGCATAAAGTTAAACGGTTTGTCTTCGGGAGTGTTTCTGGCGGCCCAAAGTTCCTGTGGATCAAACACATCATCATTTTTGTTCCATCCCGTACTAACCAATATGGATTTGAGATAATATAGATCCATCTGGTCTTCATTCTGGGCAACAGCTAAACCGTCTCGCTTAACATTATCAGCAAGCACTTTTTGTAAACTACTAAGCGACTCTTGCTTGGGACTGTAGGCTTCTGCCACAGCGCAACACGCAATTGTGTTGTTTTTTAATAGCGATTCAGTTAAACCGTCTTTAACTTCAGATTCGTATATTTTCATGTGATGCCTCCGTTGTCATAATACACAAAAATTTTAAATTTGATGATTTATTGGGCAAAATGAGCCATCTCGGCAAATGCGGACGCATTTATGTATCTCATTTCTGAAGTGTTGGGCCCCCTACTATTGGACAACTTAAAGGACTCAATCTTGGCTGAGGCAATAGAGTTAAATTCTGCTGAAGGCTTAGTATTCATATCTAAAAGCTGCTTGATGGCTTCCGCAGTCACCTCCATGAACGGCGTCATCCCCGTAAGAATACATAACTTTAGATGCTCTAACTGATCAACCTCTGACTTGTTGAGACTTCTAATATTTTTCTTGTTGAAGTGCGCCAAGGCTATAGGAGAAACCACATCTGATATCTTGGCTTGACAATCCATTGCCCAAAGAGTGGTAGTGGTAACATCTCCACCGCTTCTGGGCAGTACCCTCTTTTCTTTTCTCTTTTGTTTGTCTCTGGCCAATTTTGGACGACCCGGCACCTCTGATGGTTCATACTGATCCTGAACTTGATCTGATGGTGGTCTCAATGTTTCCTCCTCCTTAATCGCCACCGGAAGATCCATCTTTTCTAAATATTTTTCTGTATCTAGCACGTCTTTGGTGAGGGCTATCTTAGCCATGTCCTCTTTGTGGTGCGGGTTATGATAAGGGCTCGCTTTCTTGGGCATCGCGGTATCGTTGGCTCTATTTCTACCTTCTCTCCTAACTCTAACCTTTTCGATTCCCGGCATCTCTCTAAATCTTTCAAGTAAGGTTTCGTGTGAAATAATATCCCTGTCAGCCAAATTAATGAGTAGCTGTTTTTGCGCCGCCTCATCTGACAGTACAATAGAATCAAAATGAATCTCCGCTGGCAGCCTAAAGCCCATAGCCTTTCTGACAAGCTCTATTTCATGACGCCAGAACTGAGCAAGAATTTCTCGCCCATACTCTAATCTTTCAATCAGTGTCTTAAGAGAAACATAGTTATTGGTATAACCACCACCCGTACTGGCACCAGTTAAGGTGGGTGGTATTCCGAGACCAGCGTAAATACTGGTCAATACGGGTTGATATTTTTCAGATCCCAAGAACTTGAATACCTGAGATTGGCTTTCAGTAAACCTAAGCTCTGGCCCCCAGACTAAATCCATTGTGCCGCCACCAACATTACTAGCCAATATGTCTCGCAACTTATTGATTGCCGCTTTTGTTGGGATAATCTTATGATCGAGATCGCCAACCGTCCACAGTCTAACATTGGAAATCGCACCATCAAGAGCCGCTAAATCTGCTAACTTCATTTTTTCTAGCATGATGATATCATCAAGTATGGCATAGATCATGGGATTAGACCACATCAACCAATCGTCTTTTTTATAGTGATACAAGCTGACTTGATCGGGGTCTAGGGGCATCGTTCTGTCGCCATTGTGCAATCTTTTCTGTAGATCGTTTGGAAGTGTTTTAAATATCTGCTTATTGCTATCCGTGCTTTTTAATAGCGAGTCGTATGTGTATTTAGATATATTAAGAACATATTCCGGCTTGCCAACAAGTTGCGCACCATAGTCCCTAACGTCAACCGCCAATGGATTAAGAAAATCATACACCCAAGGTATTTCCCGGTTCTTTACCTTGAGATCCGCTATCTTGATATCCGCCCCAGCGGCCCTCTTCAGCTCTTTCTCTTTCTGCTTGTTGAGCTTCGCCGTTCGTCTTTTCACAACCACATTACCGCAACGATACAAATAGTTTAAAAATCTTTCTGACCTATCAACACCACCAATCTGAGTAAACCATTTTCTGTAGAATTTTTCAATTGTTCTGTTGGGATGTACCAACACCAAGCCTTGTGAGGCAAAGTCGCCCATTAGATCAATAACATTGCGAACAATACCAACTTTGTCGTATGCTTGCATACACTGCTTGATGGCTCTCTTTTGCTTCGAGGAGACAGATTCTCCCGGCCTAAAGTTATCATAGTCCTGCCGCAAAAAACTGGTGCGTACAGACCTATTGCTTTCGATGTCTATAAAACTAGACCTTCTGCCATAAGCAACGGCTTTTTGTATGCCGTCATAGGCCTCCAATGTGTCCGATGTCTGTGCGTAGGCCTGTTGTTTTTGAGAGTCACTTTCCCATGTTCTATATAGAGATGGATCAGACATTTATGTTATTCTCCAATCAATAGTATTGACGATAGTATCACTAATCATACTATACACAAATTAATAAACATCCTGTATCTTTTCCGAAAACCAGTTAGGGCCATGATACAGTTTATTATTGTTAAATTTTTCAGACGAATCGGATCTAGCAAATCCTCCAATTGCGCCATATTCAACCACACTCTTCTCTACGGCCAAAACCCTAGCAGACATATTCGCCATCAGTAATGAAGAGTAGCGATCTTTTCTCAATCTGCTCTTTCTACCGGTTCCCGTCTTTACTTCAGGGGTGTCCCATCTTTCTCGACCCGTCGATGTCTGCGTCATAACTATCATAGATAGCTCATCCTTAAGTTCTTCTATTTCCATAACGCAATCCTCAAGAGTATCATATTTTCTGCCAGAAGCCTTGTCGTGCTCCAAAGAAAGACCCAAGCTTGCAGAATCAAAAAATGGAAACAATAAAATTCTATCTTCAAAGTCTTTCCTTAGTCCGTGGTTGGCCTCGGCAAGCCAGTCCGCCCTAGCAAATTGGCATAGCCTTAATATATGAAGACCTGCTTGATCATCTGTATCTTTTTCTTTGTCGTCTATGGTTGGCCATATTGCAACCTCTCCTTCTGGTATCTTGTCTCTGTCGTGCAACGCTTCCATTACCGCAATACCACCCCCCTGAGCATCCAGTGCAATCTCCGCACAAGGAAATACTCTCATGAGCTGTCTAATTTTTTTAGCACAATAAGAATAAAAATCATCTTCATCCACAATCTTAGACCGAAGCTTATCCTTATGTTGTTTTCGGTTTGTGGTCCAAGTGTGTACTATCCTCCTGTGGTCTGGATTAACCTCTAACACAACTATACTAAAGTTATCCACTTCAGAAGCCGGATCAACACCAAAAACATACTTCTTGTGTGGATCTCCGCGCAGCATGGCCTCAAAAAACACATCACCAGATGGCAACACAATCGGATCAGACTGTGAGGTCGTACAAGATTCCAGTAGGCTACGCTTAAAGAAGCCCTGACTGTCCGTTGTGAAGCAGGCGCCATATTCCATATTGTATATCCCAGAGTGGATAGTGGCCTTGGCTCGGGCCACCTGACCCTCGTCCATAAATCCATCGGGAAGCTTGCTCACGGGCATTCTGATTATCGAGTATTCGCTCCAATCAAATTCGCTAGGGGGCTCCTCCCCAAAAACTTCTGCTAACTTCGTGGGGTTTCCTCGGCTGTTAATGATTTTCCGATACCTTTTCCAGTAATCGGCAAAGTGATTGAAATCATAATAAGCCGTTCCAGACAAAATAATCTGGTTAGACTTTTCTATTATTTGCTCACTCACTACGTCTTTTGCCTCAACCCCCAACTCTTGAGCTTTTTTCATTTTAGCTCTTTTTTTAACCTTGTCTATCGGAGAGGCCGCAACAGCAGCAAAACCCGCAACGACGTTTTCAAAAATATCCCGTGGAATTGACGCAAATTCGTCAGCAATAATGTCATTGGCTCGCTGACCTCTGATCTTAGAGCCATCGCCTAGTGGCAAGCATGTAATTGTGCTTTGGTTGATGTGCATCACGCACCTATCCACATCTCTGCGTGGACCACTGTTAGTGCCACACAAGTCCCTCAAAATCGGCGCATTCTTCCAAATGGTGTCCATGTACTCAAACAAAACTTTAGACTGCCTAAAGGCTGCACCAACAACAATAATTTTACGGCGAGGCATAAACAAGGCTCTTAGAAGAGGGTAGACGGAAAGCATGAACGACTTACCCATACCACGACTTCCTATTAACATAGGAAACTTTCGATTCCACATCTCATACAATAGTAATGATTGAAACGGAGACAGCTCTATATTCAAAACGTATTTACAAACAAAAGAAAAATACTCTGGCCTCATCATTAGCCAAGCTATTCTTTCTAGAAGCTGATCTTTGTCGGCTCCTTCTATCACAAAGTCCATGGGGTTGAATAGCTTAGATTCATCAACCTCTATCCCAAGCCAAGCATCCTCTAGTTTACTAACATCATCAATCATTTTTATGCGTTTGTTTTTCCGGTTTAGTAGTTCTTATTAAATGTGGAAACAGCAGAGATTCTAGGGGAGTACCGATAGACTTATGATCCAACGAAGCGTTCTCTGGCTCAAGCGTGCTTACCTCCTCTATGCTTGGTGTAATCTTGGAATCATCCAATGCCCAAGACACGTTCCTCGCCTTAGCCCACTTCTTCATACGTCTCACTGGAACAATAAGATTGAATGTCTCACCGGCGCCACGCACAAGCATCCCAACGTATTTTCCATCCTTTAAAAATACGCCACCTCCCGACGAACCGGGAAAAGCTGTCACCGTGGTCTGATCAAATACTGTACCATCACCAGAGCCAATATTCAGAACTCTACCAACTTGAGACATGATGCCACTTGTCATGGAATTAGCGCCAGCCTGACCTAATAGAGAACCAACGTGTAATAATGGTTCACCAATTTCTATGTTATTTTCGTCCAAGTAAAATTCTGTGTTCTTGTCAACGAAGCCTCTCTTTCTCACCATTAACAGCGCTAAATCTTCGCCATCGGTCGCGTCAGAATATAAAACAACCTTAGCATCCATTTTAAGCTCGCCAACCTTTCTTCCGTTTTCAATTAGCTCCTTAACAACTTGAGCATCTTTGAATTCAATAACCGTCTTGGATTTACCCTGACCATCAATCACGGTGCGTGTCGATCTAAGGCTATCCACGACGTGCGCACAAGTCCAAACAAAGTTTACCTTAATTGTGTCTTTTGAATCCTTAGATAAAGGCATTTCCCTAGAAACAATCACACCAGAGCCTTCCGAACCTGCGGCCTTGATGGTAACACTAACGTCTTGTAAGTGTTGAGCAATTTTGTTTTGTGCGTAGGAAACTGAAGAGACTGCAAAAGCCACTGCTACCGTCATAATGGAAATAAAATGGTTCATCCTATTCTTCCTTTTTTGTGTGTTGTGTTTTTGAAAAGTATGGTCCTCTTATCAAGACTCCTTTCCGAATATCATACTCTTAGCTTTCGCATTCCGGGGGTCATCAAAGAAGCCCACCAAAGATGTAGCTAAACGTGATACAATTTTTTCCTCTCCCTCATTGCCTAAATACAACAGATGCCATAAGGCATGTAGTATCTCGTGCAGTAGCGTGTCCCTTATTACAGAAAGAGCAACACCACAATAGATTCTAATTTTTTTCTGTTCATTACAACAGTCCCCATATGCCTCTCTTTCCTTAAAAAGCCTCTCAGACATTGATTCTATGGTGTATTCATGACCTAGTACATAAACGCTAGAAGGCAGTGCCTTGGCTTTGGTTTGGGCCATCTTTATCCCTCATGTGAAATAACTCATTTAAACGCTTGAAAATACTATCGCACACAAGAAAGGCGTTATTCTTGTTGCCACAAAATATGATCTTTGTGTCGTACCATATCTGAAGCTCCATAAGACACTTTAACAAATATTTGCCAGTGATTCGCACCTTAGACCTTGCTTGTCGCGGCACTCTCGATCCTTCTGGAAACTTTAATACGTCCTCCATGCTAAATTCACATATTATGAACGAAAACTCATAGTCTCTCATTCGCTCGATTTCAGCTTGAAAGGCCTTTTTTTTCCTGCCTAAATTCATAGCTATTTCGGAGGCGCAAGCTTTGCGCTCTATACATACTACATCTTCAAAGCCCTTAATAGTGTAATCACCGGTATGCAGGGTGTCTGTTTCCATACCTGCACACCGATTATACTCAGAAAAAAACCATCCGTCTTTTTCTCTCGTATCTTTGATTACAGTATACTTTTTTGACATTGACTTTTATTAGACACCATTTGGATAATGAGGCCCGTTCGGCTGAACCGGAGTCACAGGAGCTTGTTGTGTTGTCGGAGCCGGAGCCGGAGCTTCTTTTGCTGGAGCCGGTTTATCTTTCGGCTTGGGGGCCGGGGCCGCTTTAGGTGCTTTTTTTGGTTTATCGGTCTTTGCCATTGTTCTACCTTTCTGTTTCAGGGGTTATTAATAACCTTTATTGGGTGCTGGGGCTGGCTCTGGAGCTACCGGTGCTTCTTCTGCCGGTGCTGCTTCTGGGGCCGCTTCTGGAGCTGCGTCGATGTCTTCTTCGGGTGTGTCTTTAAAAAATTTTGACATTTCATTTGTTCCTTTTTAATAGGTCTATAAGGTAACTCATATAGTAATTTTCTTTGCCTGTGATACTATCGTGGCAAACTTTGCATAGGGTTATACCATTGTCAATATCGTATCTTAGGGAAGCCGCAGAAGACCATTTCATTATATGATGAACATTTAGTCTAGAGCCCTTCCCCCTTTTTTTACACATTTGACAGGTAAACTTGTCTCTTTTAAGGACTTCGGTCCTAAATTGCTTGTAGGCCGGATCGTTGTAATTTCGTCGCATTTATGTCACT